ATCTTTAATAAGCACACGTCTTGCTAACAGGTTCCATTGCTCGCTATCAAACTTTTCGCTCATAAGTTCTACTGCTTCTCTGGCAGCATTACCTGTGATAGTTCTAGTACGTAAACTTTCACACAATCCCCAAAATGCAACCCACGGATTTTCTCTGTGTTCATAGCCAGATGTTTCAGCAACCTGTTTGATGTTGTACATAAAGTATGGATTGTATGCTAGGTAGCAGTTGTACAAAAAGCACTCTGCACTATGACTACCAAGTCTAGCCGCCACAAGTGCTTTTTCAATTACACCTTCTTTGTGTAAGCGACTATTGCTTTCCTCGAGATCTTGTATCCAATCGCAAGCCACTTGTAATCCATTATAATTTTTTGAAGTATATTTTATTTTGTTTAGCACGAGTGATGTCTCCATTCCTGTTACATATCATACTATAAGTATACAACGGTTCTATGGGTTTGTCAACCGTTTTTCTGGCCCTGGACCATCTTTATCTCGCTGATAGAACCATCCACTTAGACTGTAACGAGGATGGTCAGCACCTATGCTCACTGGCGATACAAAGTGTGTATTGATATCTACCTTACTAACATCCATAAGCACCAGTCTGTTTCCATACGGGATAATGCTTTCACGAATTTCTTTAACGTCATCGTCCATAATACAAAGTTGTCCTCCCCAATCTGGTTGCCATGCTGGATTGAAATAGAATATGTAAGCACACCATCTTCTCACATCGTTGTGCATTTTTAGCCAACTTTGATAATCATAAAATCCATAATTACCGTGTTTTGCTTGCATATTTGGAAAACCAGTGACTTCTGTAGCGAGGTCGTGAAATGTATATTTGGGAGTATATAAACTATAATCTTCAGTAACATTGTAATTAAATCTAGTTACATATTCATTTGCATGTTCCTTTTTTGATTTAGCGGCAACAAAAACATGATGAAAGTAACTGAAATTGCCTTTTGCATTTCTTATATATTCATCAAGAGTAACTTTAAATTCTTCTGTGGTATTGTAATCTACTGGGTAGGTTTGTACGTCAAGGCCAGTTGCTCTTGATCTAAGCTGATATGGAAATGCAAGCACCGCTTCATATAATGCTTGAATGTAGTCCTCTTCAAGTATATTATCAATAACACAATAACGTTTTTTTGCAAAATCTTCTTTTGCTCTTACAATATTAGTTTGATTAAACATTATGTTCTTACTATAATAGCATCAGCCTGAGCAACAGTATATGTACTACCGGCGATCTCACCAGGGTTTGCTGGTGGTGTTGTTGAGATTGGAGCATCGACTTGTATGTTTGCACTCAACAACTTATCTAAGTTACGTGCTTCTCTCATCGCACCAACTGCGGCTTGTCCACCTGTACTACTAAAGTTCATAACACGTTCTAATAGCTCACTTGCTCCGCCTGCAGTGGTGTCTAATGCATAATTTGGTAAATTACTCGCAAGTTGAATTGCATTATTATCTTGGGATTGCACTACATCTAAATCTAAATCCATTTTTGTACGAATAAGTTTTTCTCTAGCTTGTTGGTCCTGCATACGTTTGAAATTACGTTGTATAATCTGTGCTCCAGGATTAGCATTGTAGAAACTGGTCATTAATGTTTTGGCAGCCGCTATAATGCCTTCAAAGGCTGCAGTTTGTGTTGCATAGGTGCCGGCACCATATACACCGGCTGGAATCACAAATGGTGTAATCGCTGGAGGTGTTGGATCGTATGCACCAGCAACAAAGTAATCTATAACTTTGTAAATGCCTGTACTTGCACTACCTGAGCCGTTATCAGCAGTAAACACATCCATTGCACCTGATGCAATTAACTTTTCCATTTCTATTTTGTTTTGTTGTAGTGGAGCGGCACTGTTATAACCAGCGGCATAACCAATCACATCGCTTATACTGAATGTACCGTTTGGTCCTGTTGCAAGTGTAATTCCACTTTGTACACTATACTGTGTTGTCCAAAAATTAACAACCGCAGGCTCAACATATGTTGTTTGGTTCTTTACTAAATTTAAGTCTTTAAGTGTTTCAGCAGTCGTTGCTGCCGTTGATAAAAGTTTTGCAGTTGTGCCATCGACACCTTTTATTTGTCCTATGCTTCTTGATAATGCACCGTTAGCAACTGCTAAGTCATCTGGTAAAGCACCAGATAGTTTTTCACCAAGATCGTCAAATTCATCATTTACTGCTCCGTCAGCAGTGTAAATTGCTCTGTCACCTACACTAGCAGTTCTAAGTGGTGCAGTAAGTGTTGAAAAACTTGAAGGAAATAGTTTTTGCGGATTCATCAAGTCTCCGCCTTTTGCTATTGCCGCTTGGGTGTTTCCGAGGATACCTTTTACGTCTCCTAATTCTGCAGTTGATAATCCATCAAATGCATTAAAGACTTGGCTCTGTATATTGTTAGGTAATGCAGGACCAATTTCTGCTACTTTGTTTAGATCAACACCTAAACTCCCAAGTGTGAGTCCGCTTGTGCCAGCATTCACTGCATTAGTAATAGTGCTTAAATCACCGCCTAAGCTACGTGCAATACGAGGATCAACTGATATATCCGCGATCTTATCATACATAGGTCCTAAGTTACCAGCAAGATCCATATTTTTAAGCAATTGCCCAGGAGAACCAAGATCGCCTATGCTATCAAAATTAATTGTACTACCAAGACTACCAAGGTCAGCGCCAAAGTCTGGCAAAGCATTGGTGATACCAGTTAAATTGCCACTCATGATACCATCCATGCCTGGGAAGGTTCCGCCGGCAAATGCACTTGCACTATTTGTAGCCGCACTAATCATTTCGTTAGCACTTCCTATAAAACCTTCTGCACTTCCAAGTATACTTCCAAACTTTTTAGCATTTCCGAGTATGTCAGTTCCTGTCACTGATCCACCCATAGCCTTTGCGGCATCAGCCAATCCCGTTGGTAATACACTACCAATGCCTGCGGCTGGTCCCATCACTGCAAGAGCATCTCCTGAGAACACATCAAAGCCTGCACTAAAGGTATTGTCACCTAGTCCGCTTGCCATATTACTAAATGATTGGGGCATAGTACCGCCAAGACCTGACACACCACTGATTGTGCTTGTAAGTGCAGTTGGTGCCGCTAATCCTTGGAAGGCAGCTTGATTACTTGTAAAACTAGCCATACTAACATCCCCAGTTAGCCCGGTGGTTGCGTCTTTAATTTGATTTGTAATTCCACTTGTAGATTTTAAGACTTCACCGCCAACATCGCCGACCATTCCTGCACCAGCAGTTAAGACGTTTGCGGTTACTGCACCAGCACAAGCCATAATTAACCTGCTGGAATAATTACGTCATTACTTCCAGTTGCTCTAGTATGAAAGCATGTGTCTGGAGATCCAACGTAGTTGATTGGTTTGTTTTCTGCAAGAACACTCATTGATCCAAGTGTTGTACTGGCTGCACAATGAATAGAACATCCTGGAGCACCACAACAAGGATGAGGTGTCACTTTTGTTCCAGTTAAACAAGCAGGTCGGCCGTTAATAATCACAGACAATGCGCCTGGTCCGATTGCAGTTCCACCTGCTGAGTTTGGGTCACCTATTCTTACTGCTCCTGGCATGTTTATCCTTTTAGTATACCTTTTGTTGGTGTTACAATGCCTGTACTTGCCTGTATATAACTTGCAATTATATCTTTGTTGGTTTCAGTGTACATTGTAATGTTATTTGTATTTATGGTCACATTTTTTGTCTCATCTGCACTCATTAGTGCTGGTAATAACTGCACACCTTGTTGTGTTGGAATCAAGGAAAATGGATTAGAAATTGTAATTTTATTTTCTATGTCCGTACTAACTATTTTAGCAATAATCTCGCTACTATCGCTAAGCCTGAATGAATAAATTTTATCTTTTGCAAACATTTAAAATCCTTTGTCAATTATTGGGTTATTTCGATCTGGAAAATAGTCTTGTTGTGTGCCTTGCCTTTTTAGATCTAGTGTTATACAATGCAGACCACCATCCCAAAAATACCTATGACGCCACGGCACATACACAGGTTCCATATTGTGTTTCTTTAAAAATGCATTTACAATCTCATTATCCGGTTGACTTACACAAACATGATGTTCGTCAAGCACTAAAACATTTACATCAAATACAGTTTCTTCAACATAGCCGACCCAATCTTGAAGCCACGTTTCTACAAAATTTGTAAACTCAGAATTATCTTCCTCTCCTGGGACCCACCATTTGCCTTGATTTTCGTGCTTTAATTTCATAAAGGGTACTATCTTTGACCAACTTTGGTCTTGCAGATAGCAAATATCCCAGTCTGGAAATGTATCGTTGTATGTTTGTATTTCACGTAAACTAAGTATTGCTTCAGGTTTCACAGTGTGAAAGCATCCATCGTTGTGTCCACCAACATTTAGAAAGTTTATCCGGTAGTTTGGAAATAGTTTGGTAAACTTTGTAAAATAAGCATCTAACCATATCTGTGAAGGATCATCTTGATGTTTATTAAAAGTATTGAGAACCAAATGTGTCGAAGCTGGAGTTGGTAGACGCCCTACACCTGCTACATCAACATAAATGTCTTTTCCTACAACTGTAATACTAGGAGCACAGATCGGAAAAAAGTCTGAAGACATTTCTTTTGTCTGAATATCTAGTATTTCTGTGTGTACATCAGTGTTATCACTAAAAGGCTTATTATTACAAAACCTGTAGATAAATTCTTCGTATGACGGCCAATCTGGAGAATCTTTGCCTTTATGTCCTTGGAATGATGCTTCTTTCAATGGTCCATGTATTCGTAAAGTATCCGCACAATTATATCTGTTAAGAGACTCTCTAATAGCAGGGTGATCAACTCCAGTGTAAAATAGTTTATTTCCAATCACTAACTGTTCGTCACGGGCTTGTAACGGACTGCGAGCTACACTGCTTATTTGTCCATCCTGGTTCACATGATTAATTATGCTATCGTTTAAATCTAAGTTTGGTCGCAGAACTTCGCATCCAAACTCTTTTAATACATTAGAAAATTTTTCTAAATCTTCTTGCGATTCACTTGCAATACGTTGTAGTGCTGATTTAATCCTTGTGTTTTTTATTTCGCGGAAAAAAGCAGGGTCGTAGCAGTCTCCAAGCATCACTGTTTGGAGTTTATCCCATTTGTTCCACACGTTATAATTCATGCTACTACTTAGTAGCCAGAACCATTGAACCCTGTATTTTCTATGTATTCACACAAATCGTCATATCCACCAACAACATTACCGTGAATAACAATTTGTGGTGCAGTTTTTGCATTTGGTGCTATTTCTAACAATTGCTCTCGACTAACATCTGTTCCAATTTTATACTGTGTATACTGTACACTCATGTGATCCAGCAAATCTTTTGCCGCATCACAATAACCACACAAGTCTTTTGTATATATTTCGACACTCATTTACCTATCCTTTCGTTATAGTGTGTTGCTAACATCTCTCCCCAAATAGTACTATCTGATT